TAGTTGCTGCTGTAGTGCGGCATTAATGCCAGCAATTCCAGTAGTAGGCTGAGTTGGTTGTGCGCCTGCAATGCTTGCTAGACCAGATGAATCATACTTAGCAGACGGGATAAATGGCTGTGTAAGCTTGTTCATATACTCTGGAGACTTCATTAACTCTTGCTTAATATCAGAAGCTTTAAGAGAGGTATCCTTATATTGAGATAACTCTGGCATAGTAGGAGGCCGGCCAAGTATATCTTGGTAGGTAGACGCTACTATTATTGGAGAAGCTACTGGATCTGCTGCAGTAGGTGCAGTTTTCTCCATGCTGAACTTGCCGGTCTTGTAGTCATAAGTATTGTACGTTGGGGTATAGACTCCACTTGTTTCAGCTGCAGCAGGAGCCTTGCTTCCACCACCCCCACCATGCAGGCGCATCCTGCCGCCTTCTTTCTTGAAGGCATCTAGGGGCAACAGTCCATCAAAATCTAAGTTATTACTCATGATTTTCCCTTAGTAGGCTTGGGGCATTGCATTTCCCAGCAGCCCCCTTAGCGTTGACACCATCCCGCCATTATCAAATCTCTCAGCACCAGTATATGGATCTACATTTGCATCGCCCTGAGGACGAATTATATTCTCTGATATTGGATTTGCTGATGCCACTGAATATGATGGAGTATTATCTGCAGCCATTGGATATCCTGTATTAGATCCAATAGCATTCTGATTAGACATCTGCTGAACAGGACCATTAGCCGGCCCACCAACTGCAAGGCTCATCAGCCCACCATCTTTAGCATAGTACATACGCTCTGATGAACTGTCCGGCGCTCTAGCTGATGGATCATATGTGCGGTATGCCTGATAGTTAGGATCAAACTTAGCAGTAGGTGCATTAGGATCAATTGGTGCTCTACCACCATCAACAGCTGGTGGGGCTAACATAGAAGATGCACCCGCTGCCAGCAACGGATACTTTGATGTGTCATAAAGTTGTGATCTAGCCGCAGTACCTTCTGGTGAAAGAGAGGTTACCTTTTGCAGGCCTTGGCCCATTTGCGAATATGCTTCTCTTCCAGTCTTGGCTGCACCCTGAACACCCTCTTTCAAGTTAGCAGTAGTTGATCTGAGTGAGTTATATATACTTGGCTGTACAGGTGTACCTGTTGCAATAGTTGGCATTACTTGCGGCACTGCTCCCGCAGCTCCTGGACCGCCTCCCAAGGGAACGCCTCGCGCCACAGAAGAAGCGCCCTGCCCAGCTGCTGCCCTTGCTGCTGTAGCTTCTGCTGTTCCAACTGCTGTAGTAAGTCCTTGTGATGCTATGCCCTTCCCTGCTGTGCCTAGTACATCAGCAGCTCCTGCAACTCCAGCCCGTGCTCCAGTTGATGCTAGAGAAGAGCCTACGCCCATTAGTCCCTTAGCAATACCTGCTCCACCATAGGCACCCAGCCCAGCGGTTATGCCGTCCATCAGCCCCTTCGTTACACTTCCTGACTTAATGCCAGAGTACAGACCCATCCCACCACCAACCAGTAAAGCTGCTGACATACCGCCTGTGAACGGGGCTAGAGCAATACCTGCCACCATTGGGAGAATCGTGCTTAGGAAGCCTGCTTCTGGGAGTCCAGTACGGGGATTGATTGTTAACCCGCCGCCATGATGTACTGCTAAAGCGTGTAGACCCTTCACCTCTTGTGGGGTCATATGGACTAGGACGGTATCATCACCTCTTCCCGCAGATTGGACTTGGTGTGCAAGTGCATGGAGACTCATTTTATACTCCTGATTCCATAAGGTGTTTCATCAATAATATCACGCTGGTATAGAAGATACAAAGCTCATTGAAGCCTTTACTGATGGGGTTACAGGCCTTGTTGGAGCAGCTCCTACAGCAGTATGGTTTATATATACATTTATGTCTGATGTTCGCCACATAATCTCTATATAATCAGCGCCCTGCATCTCAATAAATGAGCTATATACTGCAACTACACTTGTATCTATTGGCTCATTAGCTGAGTAAATTTTATTGCTATTAGCAACATTTACTCCATTACGCATTAACCATATCTCTACTGTCTGAGACCCAGCCCCAGCATTTAAAAGCTCAGCACTAGCCTGTAAGTTATAAATCCCAGGAAATTCTGCTGACAGCTTTGATGGCAAATCCCCAACCATAGCCACAGTTGCCACTAGCTGAGAGGCGCTTACCGTATAAGTCCCAACTCCACCAGATCCAGAGACAAATGCTATAACTCTTGTGCCAGCAGTTACTCCAGCTCCAGTTAGCTGCATACCCAGATATATAACACTACCAGTAGCAATAGTAGCCACTGTCAGAACTGTTCCGGCCAAGACCCCGCCATTATTAATAGAGGCGGTAAATGTGGCAGTCTTTGATGCTATGGTTACAGAGTTAGAATACTCAGTAGTATTAAATCTCATGGCATAGGCTACTGTAGTAGAGCCTGCTACCTGATCTGTAGTATCTAAGAATGAGCCATATGGGAATCCTAGAAACCGCCCACCAGTATTACTTAGAAGAGACTGAGAATTAGAATCTACCTGATTAAAGTAAAGCCGCAGAATATTGCTAAACTGATCTTGATATTGTCTAGTGTAGTCAACTGTCCCAACTGGCAGAGCTGCTGATTTTGATGGAATCAGTTTATTTACTAGAGCCACTTAGCGCCTGCCGTCTGGCCGCACATCAATCCTAGGAGTTCCTAGCTGCCACTGTGTTCCTAATGTATCTGAGCTGATCTTGAACGCCATCTGCCGGCCACGCAGTCTTGTATAAACAATCTGTGTGAACTCTTGGACAGTGTAGTTTCTTTGATTAGCATAAGACTGAGCTGATTCAACTACTGGCAGATCTGATGTGCCATAGGGAGCACCAGGATTCTGTCTGGGACGCACTGTAAATACAGCAGAGGGTTTATCTGGACTAGGCGTAGTAGATCCATCAAACGTCAGATCAGGGATAATTCTCCACACAAATCCAAAGTTATGACCATCACCAATATCAAAATCAGATGACTGAATATAAGATTCAATTGGGAAGATCTCTCCACTTATATTCTGATCATCAGTACCATCTTCATGGAATACCATTGCATGCTCATAAGTAGCAGCCATAGGGAATCTTCTCAGCGAACTATCCAGCCAAGCGGACCTTTCTAGATTTCCGTAATACCAGACCTTATCTAAGTAGTTATAGATTACATATCTATCTACTACAGTAGAGTTAGCTGAGCAGTAATACCACCATACCTCACTGTACCCTTCATTGGTGCCAGAGAAGAACTGAAAGCTCTGCTCCATATTAATATTGCCATAGACGTACTGCCTTAGAGTACAAGGCAAAGTCTCTACCCGTCCTGTGTAGCAATAGAACTTTTCCTGACCCATCCAATAAATAATATTATTGGCAGCAGTTATAGCATTAGGTCCAATAATAGATATGTTGTCTGACAGAATATTAAAGCCCCATACATATGGAGGCCCAATATACTGCATAGAATAAGCAGCTGAATCTGTCAGAATAAATATTTCCTGCCGCGACTGTATTGCAGTAACAATAGTAGAGCCACTACTTAATAAGTAACTGCCTGCTTGATTGGTAATTGCTGGTGCCCAAGTCTGATAGTCTTCTTGGTCTGACCATCTAATCAACATCCTGCTCTGTACGCTAGTGCCGTAGTCATTACATCCAAAGGATATTACAAACCTAGATGCATCAGATACCATTGTCTGTATTGATACAGATGGACAACTAGCGTCTGTCTGATATACACCAGAACTAGACGGAGATAATAGCTCTCCTCTATTGGTGATAGTTATATTACCGCCACCATCATAATCTGGTATCCAAAGATAAATGCCACCATTCCTTGGATTGAATATTAGGAACTCGCCAAAGTTATCCTGGCTCCAAAGTCTTAACTGAGCTGTAATAGCTGCCGTATTAGACTCGCCCCAACCTGAGAATGTAGCCGCGTCATATACAGTAGTGCCAGCAGTGTGTGCTGCTGCAGTGGTTCCATTTACTGCGCGTGTACAGCCGGTAAGATCATTAGTTGAAATACCAGAATATGTAATTAACTCTGCGTCTATTAATATAAGACCAGTAGCAGGAAATCCTGTGGCATCAACTAAAGGTATAGTTGTAACAGAGCTATTAATTGTACTGGCTAGATAATCTATAATACCGTTAGTAGTTATTCCACCCCAAAGACCAGCACCCCACCCATTCTCAGTAACATAGATCTCTGGCCCAATATTAAGTTGATATGCGCCATAGGCAGCAACTCCGCCATCTCCACTATCACTTGAATTAGCTACGGCAAGTACAGTAATAGAGTATGAATTGGAATCTATATAAGTCAGCTGATACTCTTGGTTAAGTATTGCTGCTGTGATATTTCCGCCTAGAGATACGGCACCATAGATGGTTACAAAGTCACCAGTGATAGCACCATTAGCATGATCAAATACAGTGATAACACTTGAGCCATCTGTAGCTGAGAAGGTTACATCACCTGCTACAGAGGTATAGCGGATAGGCGTAATATCATAATAGATACCGCCATTTTCAATATAGTATTTAAGATTTGTTCCTATAGCCAGAAGATTAAATCCTCTGAGCGTAACGTAATTCCACAACGCCCTTGCTACACCAAGATACGTTCTGCTGGTCAACGGCACCCATCCACCAATCTTCTGTGGATAGCCTGATTTGAATCTTACCTTATCACATTCAAACCAGCCGCCCTCATTAGCAAGGGTGGTCCCTTCTCT